ACAACTGTATTAGCTCTGGCAACAACTCGTATGCGCTTGCTAGCGCTGAGTCGGTCATATCGATTGCAATAATATCCCAGTCGCGGCCCTCTATTCGCTCGCGCACATTTATGACCTGGAGATCCAGCCGGTTAAAAATATCTTTTATGGTTGCTATTTCTCCGGCGTCAATTGTATTGACTAGCGCGTGCTGCACGCGTTTTCGGTAGAGATCCAGCGGCTCACTATTTAACCGCTGCGTTAACCGTTCCCACGCTAGCAGTCCGAGTATTGGTTCTTCGTTTTGCAGCTCGTCTTTTTGCTGCACAGCCCACATAACGTAATTGCGCGACTTGCTCCAATACCCTGTTGCTGCTTTTACGAGTTTTTCGGCGTAGCCTTTGTTTAGCCATGTTGCTATTTGGTTAGCCATTTTCGACCTTAGTTACTGTTAGCGATGAAAGCACGGGTAGCCAGTTGGCGGCGGTTATGTCGTCAATATCGAACTTGATTGATTGCAGCTCACTAAATTGCGCGTGGCACTCTGCCACCAATTGGCTAACACTGAACACGCATTGATGCGCTACGCGGGTGGGTGCGTATGCTGCATTTTGCCTGAACGCTGCTTGTATAAATGTTGTTAACTCGCTTTGTATGTCTTCGCTTTGCGAGTGCAGTTTGTATGTTGCTGTTACATTAAACCCAGTGGTTGCCATTGCATACACTATAAAGTCGTCGCCTAAGCCGTGATGCCCTGCGGTTCTTATGTGCTGATTAATTGCCCCCAGCAAAGCGGTTGGCACTGCACCTATGTCTAAATATATGTAGGCGTTTGCCGTGCCTGGGCCGCGCGGCGCTCCGGTTTGAATATAGATGTTATCTATTGGCACGCCAAAGCTTGCAATTATTTGTTTATACACGGCGTTAATGTGCCAGCGGGCGGCGGTTCCGAACACGTTACGTATGCGTAGGCGGTAATGCTCTGTGCTTTCGGTGTTGGCTCCGGGCTTTATAAGCCAATCTTCGCTGTTGGTTACTGTTACGCCTTCTTGCGGCTCAGAAAAGTAACGGTATGCGTTTGCTGGCAAGTTATATGCTGCGCCCTCTTCTTGCGCTTGCGCTAATACGTACGCCGTGCTTTGCCCTGCTGCAAAATTCACATCTTGCATTAGCGTTAATTTATATACTTGTTCGCCTAGCACGTCGGTAGCAATTTGCGCACCGGCATTAATTGAGCTTTCGCCCGTGGTGTTTTGGCGCGTGAACGTGAGTATGCCTTGAGCCGCTACGCCCGCCTGGATGAAAACGTTGCGCGCGGGGCCGTGCTTTTCTATTAGTGATTCGCGGTTGGCGGTCATTATAAATAGATTTGGCATTAGCTGTTGTGCAACCCAGTTTAATAGCTGCACTAGCGGCTTGGTGATCAGCGCTTCAACGGTGCGCCAAAAGGGGCTAAACGGTGAGTTATTAGCAACCTGTATGTTTTGCTCTTTTAGTTGTGCTTGCCATTGCTCTGCTGCTGATTGCTCGTCCATTGGCAAGCCTGCATTTTGCATCATTGTTTTAAAGTTCATTGCTGCTCCCATACTGGCGCGTTTGTGCGTTAATGCTTAGTGTGCCGTCGTCGTTGCGGTGCACTTTTATTGTGCCTGGCTTTACGCGATTGTCTTGCTCGGTTAGTAATTCGAGTTCGGTTAATACTGGCTCTATGGCGTTTTTGTTGCGCAGGCCAACAAGCTTGGTTAGCAAACCGCTTTCTAAAATGCGGTGCTTTATATCTTGACTTATTACGTCTGCTTTTTTAAACGTGCTTGGGCTTAACGAGTCGTTGAGTACAAAATCGCCGTCTTGTATCTCTAGGTCTATGTGTAGCGCTATATCAAATTCCATTAACCTGCCAGCTCCATCATTTGTTCAAAGCTTTGCGCTAAGTCGTCTGATTTAAAGTTTACGTTTTCAATGCTTATATGCTTGCTGCTATCGCTGCTATTGCTGTTGTTATTTGTGCTGCTACTATTGTTAGTTAGGCTTTGCAAGTAAGCCGACTTTTGTAGCTTAGGCTTATATGCAGTGGCCTGTTGCTCGGCGCTAATTTGCTGGGCTTTTTCTGCGCTGTTGCTGGCTGTGTTAGTAATTACCTGATCTGTTTTTACGCTGGGCAATGCTGGCTCTGGTGCTGCACCTTGATTAACGCTTACCAATTGGGCTTGCTTAGGGCTATAAACAGGCGAATTTGCCGCGTTAGTAATATTGCTAACTGTGTTTGTAGCCATTGGTGCTGCGTTGCTTTGAGCGGCGCTAATTGCGCTGTTAGTTACTGCGTTGTTTTGCTCGCTTGAGAACGCGTTATTTATTAATGCTTGGCTGCGTGCTTGCGCCTGTAAATTTAACGGTGCTGTGGTGTCGGTTGGCACTGCAGGTAAGCGCTGGCTAGTAAATTTAAAGGCGGCTTGCGCTGCTTCACGCTCAGTCATTGCTTTTGGTTGAGCATTCATGACTATTGGCGTTAAGTTATTTTGCGCAGCGTTAGCTACACTGCTATTTACCGCTTCATTAATTGCAGTGCTAGTAGCGCTGTTAGTTACCGTTGCCGCATTGTTTTGCGTGGCGCTCACTGCGCTGTTAGTTACTGCGTTGTTTTGAGCGGCGCTCACTGCGCTGTTAGTTACTGCGTTGTTTTGCTCGCTTGGGAATGCATTATTTATTAATGCCTGGCTGCGGGCTTGCGCCTGTAAATTTAACGGTGCTGTGGTGTCGGTTGGCACTGCTGGTAAGCGCTGGCTAGTAAATTTAAAGGCGGCTTGCGCTGCTTCACGCTCGGTCATTACTTTTGGTTGGGCTGAATAAGCAGGGTCGTTTGCTGCTTGCTCTGCCAATGCCTGCTTGCGCATTCCTTCAGTTTCAATAATTGTTGTTGCTTTAGGAGCTGCATAATTTACAGGGCTGCTTGGTGCTACATACTGCGAGCTTGCTTGCTGAGCTGGCGCGTTGGCTTTACTGATAACGCTTTGCCCGTAGTCGCGGCTGTATGCTTGATCGGCACTTTGCATAACCATTGTTTGCGGCTGAACTGCTTGGGTTACTTTGGTTGCCTTTACTTCTACTTCGTCGTCACCAAAGCCAAAGAAATCTTTTATTGAGTCGGCTACACCTTTTAAGCCGCCTACTTTTTCACTGAGCCAGTCGAATGCCTTGCCGTAGCCTTTCATCAACATGCCCATTGGTGTAAACCCAAATATGGTTTTGATGATTTCGAAAAAACTACCTAGCGGTGATTGCACTGCGGTCCACATGCTACCGATTGCACTGCCTAGCCAAGTAATACCATTAATTAATTTGGTTACTCCCCAAATAACTAGCTTTATAGGTGCTAGTACTAAATTTAGTATTGACCCAAAAATTAAGCCGAAAACTTCGCCTGCTGATGTTATGCCCTCTAGCGCTTCGCTTGACTTTTCAACCGGTGCAAATAAAGATACAAACCAGTTAAACGCACTTTTAACGGCGTTTATAATTGGCGCGAAGGCATCGCCTAGCTCGCTAAATAAATCAGTTACTGGCGCCATGCTGTGCACAAAGCCATCCCAAAAGCCGCTCATAAATGCTTTAATTGGCTGCCAATATTTATAAATAACAAGCGCCAATATAGCCACCAATGCAATGATTGCGCCTATTGGGTTGGCGATCATTACTGCGTTTAAAAACCCCATTATTCTAGTTACGCTAAATAGGCTGCCTGCAAAGCGCCCAAAGCTTGCGCCGCCGGCTGCCAATACTGCTGGGAATAGTTTTAATGTGCCCATGAACCCTAGGGCTTTTATTCTTGAAAAAATCAAACCAGCCGGCATAAGGAGTCGAGCATTAAATACTTCGTATGCAATGCGGGCTTTATTAGTTGCACCTGCGTAAAGCGTTGTAACAATTGATGCTGTTTGCGTAGCCTTGGTTTGCGCCATTGTTTGCGCTGTAGTTAACGCGCTCACTGCGCGGGCTTTATTTGTAGCCCCTGTAGATAGCGTTAACGATGCTGCAAGCGCTTTGTTTGTTGTTGAGTAAAGCGCTGTCGCGTACTTTAGGCCACTTATAATTGGCGTTAATACAACCGACGCATATTTAAACAACCCCATAGCAAAGTTAACTAGGCCAAAGGCTGTTACTAAGCCCACCACGCCAACTATAACGGTCGCTATTGCGCTGGATAAAACAGGAAATTGCTCGGTTAGCGAAACGATGCCATTAAACATTGATGCAAGCATTGAGACAAATGGCTCTACTACTGGTAGCAAACGCTGACCAAGTGCTATTGATGCAGAGTTAAACGAACCTGCTAATTGGCTCCATGGCGTTTTCATGTCGTCCGCCATTTTTGCAACGTTTGCCATACCGCTAATATTGCTTAAATCTTTTACTTGGTTATCTAACCCGTCTATGTCTTTTATTAATAATTTAATTAGCGACGACGCTTCGGCTGAGCCGAACGCGGATGCTATTGCGTCAATGTCGACCTGCTTAGTTAAACCATTTGTTTTATCATTAATGAGCTGCAGTATATCCACCATGGGCAGTAGCTGCCCTGAGCTGTCGGTAAAGTTTAAGCCGAGTGCTTTTTGCGCCTTGCCTGCGCCTGCTTCAAATGCCTTTAACTTTGTTGCTGATTCGCTGCCACTCATGGTTGATTGTAGTCGGCCTAAAATAGCAATTTGCTCAGCTATTGGCGCAGACGACGAAGCACCCAACGCACTAAACGCGGACGCCATTTCTTTACCGTCGGTTTTGTAGTCGGTTACTGCTTTGGCTGTAATACCTGCAATGTCTTCTGCCCACTTTACTTTGCCCATTTTGTCGGCCGTATCTTTAAATACGCCGTACATTGTGCCCATGTAATCGGTCACTGTTGCAGCGTCGGCTTTAGTGGCTTTGGCAAGTACGTTTGATATTTCGGTAACCTTTGATAGTTCGTCGCCTGTTATTCCTGACATTGCTGATTGAATATCGTAGGCGCTGCGAACAAAGTCGGATGCGTTGCCGCCAAAATTGGCGGTAAACTCTAATGAAGTTTTGTTTAATTTTTGTAATGATTCGTCAACTACGCCCAGCGATTTCACTTCACCCAATGCGGCGGCCTGATCTATTGCTGGCGCAAGTGAACGCGCTAATGCGTAGCCACCCGCTACGGCCGTGGCTGCGCCGCGCATCATTTGATCTTGCGCGGCGGCTGTTTGCTGGCTCAGCTGATTAATTTTAGCCATGACTTTATTAACCGGACCCGTCACTTTGTCGATGATGCCGATTGAATAATTAAGCTTGTCTAACTTGCTGAGCGTGGCCATTACATTACTCACTTAGTGCTTGGCATATGCCGTTATTTACAGCAACTACAAAGTTTTCTTGCTGCTGCGTTTCGAGATATAGCGCTTGCGCTAGGCTCTCTTGGGTGGCGGTAACCGCGCCAAAATACTTGGCGTGGTATGCCTGTAGCTGATCTAACCGAGACTTGCCTATTTGCTTGGCTCGGTCTTCGATTTTTTTACGGTGAAATTAAACTCCGGTTGGTACTCTTCAACAATGGCGCCCACTAAAAATAATGCGGCGCCTGGCTGTTGCACTAGCTCTTTTAATTTTTTAGCGTCTTCTTGCACTACGGTGTTTAATACAAAGTTAGTTGCCGGCTGCACTTTGTTATTTGGCTGCGTAGAGTTTATGTATTTGTTGTAATCGCTTGCGTTTACGTTAAATGTAATGTCGCCTACCGGTGTTTCTAATGTGATTTTTTTATCGAACGCCATGATTATTTACTCTCTGTTGGTTTTGCAATGTCTGCTTGGTCTAGCAGGGTGTAACTAAAATAAGGGCCGTACTTGGCTGCTGATTGGTCACACAAAGCAATAAGCTCGTTAAAGTCATTTGGGTTAGCTAGCACTTGGCAACCTGCTGACCATTTATCAACTTGGGTTGATGTGGTTTTGCTGTTTGCTCGGTGGCAGTTAATACCAAAGTAACCCTGCTGTAGCTCGGCTTGTGGTGTGACGTCCGTGTCTAACTCGGTGTTTTTGTCGTTGTCGCGTAGAACAACAACAGGTTTGTGCTGCACTAGGGCGCGGTATTTGCCCTGGTGATAACCCAACTTCCATAAACTTTTATGCTGCCCTGCAATAAGTACTGCAGTGCCACTTACATTCATTGGGTTTTGACGCCAGTAAATACCGGCGTCGGTGGTTGCTTTGTACTGCTTTAATTGCCATTCGCCACTTTGCTGATACAGCACGCAAATAACATCGTTAAAGGTATTGGCGCGCGTGTTGTTGTGGCGAATACCTATAATGTTTAGGTTTAATTCGCCCTCGAACACGCGGTAGCCGCAGGCCTTTAATGTGCTTAGCAGTGTTGCGGCAGTTAGTTTGCGAATGGCTTTGGTCATTACAGGTCTCTCACTTCGTCAGATGTTAGGTACGGCACGCCGTTAATTTTTACAAAGTCGGGACTGGTGATCGGACACTTAATTGATGTTGTGTCTTCTTCGCCGCCGTCGGCTTTAATGTTTAAAATTTCGTCTAGTTGCGGTAGGCAGCCAAACGCTTCAATGTTCTTTTTACCGGCGGCTACTTCTGCATTAAATGCCACGTCGAACGGCTCAATGCCTTTCCAGCTGCCTGCTTTTTCTGCTTGCGCTTGGACGATTAGCCAGTTTTCGTGGTCTAGCTTTAGGGTTACTTCGCCTTCTACGTCGCCGTCGATAAAGCCCTTAGGCACGCCACGCACTTTTTTAACGGTGCGGCCGTCGGTGATTTTTACGGTGGCTTCCATGACATGCACCATTGAGTTACCAATGAAGATGTCGAAGTCCTTACCGCCTAATACTTTTTGCATGGGTGCGCTCCTATTCTGCGTCGTCTAACATGATCCCAACAATAATGGTGCTGGGTGAGTCGATTGGTTTTACTTTAAGCACGACTTGCAATGTACGCGCGTCCATAAAGGTAAGGTTGATGCTGTCGTCTTTTGGCGCATCAATTAAGCCTGGGAACTTGTCGGCGCCAATGTTGATTGATTTGCTCATATCACGCAGGGGCTTACCCATCACACGCTTACCAAATTCAATACCGCTGGTGCTGTTATTTAAGCGGCGGTTTTTAATTTGCTGAATGGCAATAATGCGAACTGCTCGCGCTGCTTTATCAACAATTCGGCCTGTTTCAATTTGCTGAAAGTCGCCACCTTCGGCATCTAACATGTTTACGTCACCAAAATATGTGCCGTCAAAGTCTGGGTAAAACTGCGTGCAACTAAAGCGCAGTGCGTCTAGTGCGGCTGTGGTTGAGTTGGTTAGCGGCTTACCTGCGGCATCTACCGGATGCGGCATTAGTGACAATGCACCGGTTAATACCCGCATTGGGCTGTCGGCAATAGTGACTGCGCTTTTACATAAACGACCCGTTACTGCGCCTAGCTCGTCGCCAAAAATTAATGGCACTACGCCTACACGATCAGCGACTACGCCATCGGTAATGGGCTGTAAAGCGGTGACTAGATCAGACCAGTTTTGTAGCTCGGTTAGCCCTGGCGCTGCAACTAAAAAGCGCACGCGGCGCGCAAGGCTTGATAGTATTTCAAGCGCTTTAGCTTGATAGCTTTCCACTTCGGCTTTGCCGGTGACTGGCGTACAAATAACAATGATTTCTGGACTTACGTCTTGATCCATTGCTTCGTCAATAAGCGTCATTACGTCGGCGTCAATTGCGTGCGCTATTGCATAACCACTTACTAGGTCGTCGCCGTTGCGCTGCCATGCTTTAACTTGGGTTTTTAATGGTGATTCGGCTGCGCCAAATAACTCATCAAAATCGCTTTGTGCATTAATGGATAGAATTTTGCCATTGTTTTCGGGCGCTTGGCCGATGAACAATACG